CAGCAAATATTGTTGTTAACTTAGTAACACCAACACCAACAGCAACACCACCAGGATTTACAGAAACTCCTACACCTACACCTACTGCAACACCAACTCCAACTGCAGCAACACCTACTCCTACACCTATAGGACCAACACCAACACCTACAATTACACCAGCACCTGGAGTAAATACTTTTTATTTAACACAACCGGGTCAGAATTTTGATGATAATGTTTGTTCAATAACAACATCATTAGCAATTTATTCAGAACAAACTATTGGCACTGGAATGTTATGGTATACTTCACCAGAAGCATTTGTACCAGGAAATACTGGTTCTTATGATTTTGATGGTCAAGGATTATACTATGGTATTTCAACAGCATTAGGTGTATTACCAGATGATAATGTAAGATATGTTACTGGATATGGTACTACTAATAGTTGGGGTAGTTGTATACCTAATTCTTACAACTATTATGTAACAACAGAACAAAGTGATACTGGTTCAGCTTGTGGTATTTCAGCAAGTAATGAAGTTTGGGTTGAGGGATTAAATAGTTGGAATGATTTTGAAATTCCAGCCAATGCTGAAAAAACAACATTATACACTGATGCTAGATTAACTACACCTTATACTATTACTTCAGGATCATATCTTGGTTTAAGTGATGTAAGTGGTACTTCTCCATTAATAACATTATTATACCCTAATGGTACTGATTCAACAGGATCATATGAAGGTAGTTGTGTTAGTACATCACCAAATGAAGAAATTTATATTCCTGATGCATGGAGTTCAACTCAACCTAATGGATATGTTGATTCTACCACTGCTTGTGCTGATTTTGTAAGTGATAATAACTTACTACAAGTTGATATTCTCAAATACTCTGGTGGAACTGAAAGTTATCCTGAAGTAGGAGATTTATTAACATTTGGTGCCGGAGCACAAAGATTAGGTTCTGGATCATTTGGTGATTATTTAGGAGATCCTGCAGTAAATAAAGGATACGTTATCACTAATGATAATGGTAATGTAATAGAAGTAGAATGGTGTCCAAGTGTAGTAACAGCAACTCCAACACCTACACCTACAGCTACACCTACAATTAACACTTATCAATTCCAAGTTTGTGATGAAGTTGGTAGTAAGAATTTCTTCTATAATTATGTAGGAACAATAAATGTATCTGAATCTGTATTTAGACCAGGTTTCTATGATGCACAAAACCCAGATGGAGTTTGTGGTTATATGGAATCTGTATTATCATACAATCCAGCAGTTGATTTATATACTGGATCAATTTATATAGATTGTGCTGATTGTGCAGGTACTAACTTTACACCTACACCAACGCCTACAGCTACTCCAACACCCACACCAACAGCAACAGCTACAATATTCACTTATGAAGGTGCTGAATGTAGTAGTGGTGGTACTAGATACTTTAACAGTTCAGAATCATTTACAAGTGGTAGTGTAGTATATGCTAGTATAGCATCAGGTGGAGGATTTGTAGAAGAATGTGTTGGTATTATTAATACAATTACTTATAATGATGCTGTTACAAATAGTGTATTAGCTGGACCATATGCTGATTGTGCAACCTGTGAATCAACAAGTTTCACCCCAACACCTACACCAACGGCTACCCCAACACCAACAGCAACACCTACACCTACACCAACACAAACAGTGTACACTTATTACTATAATGGTCCAACGCCTTATACAACTAGTGGAGGTGCATGTGCTGGAAATGCTAATACAGCAATTTACTCAATACAACCTACAGTAAATGCAGCAGTACAAGTTGGTGCTGAATTGTATACAGATTCTGCTTTAACTACTAAGTTAAGTAATGGAGCTGGTGCTAATAGATACTGGGGAATAAGTGATGTACAAACTGATGTACCATTATTCTTTGTTGAATACGGAGCAGGAGATGTTGCAGTACAAGGTAGTGGAGTTTGTGGTACATTCTATGATTTCAATGCTAAAGTAATTGATTCAAGTTGGGATCCAAATGATGGAGGTGCTGTAAATAACAGTACAGCTTGTGGATATACTCAATTAAGACCATTTAGATTATTGAAACGTAATGGTAATACAGGTGCTTTTATAGAGGCAAATGATAGAGTGTACGCTGCCGGTGCTACATACACTAACTTTATAGGAAGTGGATTCTATTCTTACAATGATGGATCAAATGATTACTATTGGACATCAACAGATAATTTAGGAACAGTAGGAATAAATGAAACGTTATGCCCATAATAAATTAAGATAAATGGCTACAACTTTAGAATATAATGTAAAAGTTAATGATCAAGCGGCAGTAAAGTCGCTTGGTCAACTTGAAGATGAATTATCGGCAATTAATGATGAATTAAGAGATATTCCTGCTGGTAGTCAGGCATTTAAAGATTTATCAAAACAATCTCAAGCATTAACTAAGGAATTAGATAAGGTTAATGATGCGATTACAGGGCTACAGTTTGAAGATAAACTTCAAGCAGCTGATGGTGCAGCTAAAATATTTGCTGGTAGTTTAACAGCTGTAGTAGGTACTTTAGGGGTATTAGGAGTAGAGTCAGAAGCATTTGGTAAATTTGAAGAGAAAGCAGCATCTGCTATTGCTGTAGGTTTAGGTATAAAAGATGTATCTGAAGGATTTATGCAGTTTAGTACTGTAATGAAAAAGTCAGGTATAGCAGCTAAATTATTTGGTAACACTACTAGAACAGCTTTAATTGCAACAGGTGTAGGAGCATTTATAGTTGCTTTAGGTCTAGTAGTTACATATTGGGATGATATAGTTAAAGCGGTAAGTAAAGCAGCTGATGCATTTCCATTTGTAGGTAAAGCAATTGATGCTATAAAAGGAGCATTTAATTCATTATTTGAAGCAGCTAGACCTGTGTTAGAATTCTTAGGTATTTTACCTGATGAAGCAGAACGTGCCTTAATAGCTGCAAAACAAGTTAATTCAGAATTAATTGCAGCAACACAACGTGAATTAGCAATATTACAAGCATCAGGAGCAGCGGCTAAAGAAATATATGATGCTAGAAAGCAATTATTAGAAGCAGAATTATTACAATTACAAACAAATGCTGCTGAGAAAGAAGCAATATATGCTAAGGAAACAGAAATATTAGCATTAAATGCTGCTGAACAAAAACGTATTAGAGAAGAATTAGCTGGAGTTGTTGTTAGAGAAAAACAAACAACAGTAAATGCTATTATATCAGCAGGTTTAAAAGAAGTTGAAACAGCAGCAATTGTAGGTACAGGTGTTAAAATAATCAACAATGAAAAGAAAAAAGCAGATAGTGAATATGCTATAGCCGTTGTAGAAAATCAAGAGAAATTAGATGCAGCACGTTCTAATTCACTTGATAATATGATTGCTTTAGCAGGGGCAGAATCTAAAGTTGGTAGAGCATTATTAATTACTAAACAAGTATTAGCTGCTAAAGAATTGATAATGGAAGCAAAGAAAACCATTACATTCACTACTTTAAAAGCATCAGAAGCAACAGTTGCTACAGCAACAGGTGCAGCAAAAACAGCAGCGGTTGGATTCCCACAAAATATTCCGTTACTTATAGCATATGCAGTTCAAGCAGCAGGTATTGTAGCAGCAGTTGTTTCAGCAGTTAGAGGTGCTAAATCAGCAGCTAAAGGTGTAGGAGGTAGTATACCAACACCATCTGCAAGTATAGGTAGAGGAGCTACATCGATTCCTTCAGGACCACCATCAGGAGTATCTCCTGAAGTAAATGCAGGGGATCAATGCATTAGAGCTTATGTTGTAAGTGGAGATGTAACAACATCACAAGAAGCAACTGCTCGATTAAATTCAAAACGAACACTAGGATGAAAATAGTTAAATTAACAATTGACGAAGAAAACGATTTAGAAGGATTAGATGCAGTAGCATTGGTTGAAGAACCAGCTATTGAAATGGATTTTTTAATGTTTTCAGAACATAAATTCGCGTCATTTAATGATTACCCTCAAGCAGCACGCAAAGCGGCCGAACAAGGAATTAAACGCAATAAAGAATTGGGAAATAAATGTGGCACATTAGTTGGAAAACAACGTGCTCAACAATTAGCTCAAGGTAAGAATGTAACAATTGATACAATCAAACGTATGCGTGCATTTTTATTGCGTCAAAGAGATAATTATGATTTAGCTGTTAAAAGAAAAGATTATGAAGCATGTGGTTACATATCTTATTTACTATGGGGTGGACCTAGTGCATTACCATGGGCAGAAAAAAAATTAAGACAAGCTGGTTTATTAGAAAAACAAAATGAAGAAATAATTAGAGATTATTTTAATCAAAGTAAAGAAGAATTTAATGTAAATGATCTTTATTATAAAGTAGTTCAAGATGTTTTAAATGAAGAAGTATCTACTGTTAAAGAAGGATTTAGTGCTATAAATCAAGACCAACAAATATTAGCTGGTCCATTAATGATAGCTGATAAATTAATACCTCGTGTTGATGATGAAGGTAACAAATATTATGTTTTCTTTGATGCCGATGGCATTAAAAAATTATCGTATAAACTAATGCAAAACAAACTAATCGATTCAATAAACATAGAACATAATGCTGACCAAAAAGTAAGTGATATAACATTGGTAGAGACATGGCTTGTAGATGATCCAGAAAAAGATAAATCTGCAGCTTACGGTTATAAACTATCTAAAGGTAGTTGGTTTGGAGTATACAAAGTAAATAATAAACAAGTTTGGGATGATTATATCAAAACAGGTAAAGTTAAAGGCTTTAGTGTTGAAGGTATATTCCGAGATAAATTAATTTTAAACAATGCCATTACCAGTAATTAAACCATCAGAAACAAGAGATGAATTCGTTAGACGTTGTATGCAAGATACAATAATGAAAGACGAATATCCTAATATTAAGCAACGTCTAGCAGTATGTGCTAGACAAGCCTCTAATATAGATTAATAGAAAGAATCATAATTTCCTTCTACACACACTACATCTCCTACAAATACATTTTCCATTGTATCACAATCAACTGAAACCATTTCATCATCAATCCAGATGTGACAATCACATTTAACACCACCCATATCACATCTGTTAAATAACTTTCTTTCACCTACTACACCACATATTTCTTCTGTTTTGGTGCATGAGGCTAATAATAGGGCTAATAATATTAATCTAAACATATCGGATCTCCTATATAAAATGATTCATAAGTTTTCATATCTACCCATTCACGTTGACCATCAACTTCTAAATACAGTTCACCTGTAAATCTATTTACGCCTCCACCTGTGACCTCTCCACAGATGGAGTCTTTTGAACATGATGCAAATAACAAAGCTAATAATATTAATTTTTTCATTAGGCAGTTTCAATAATAACATTAAATGAACCCATAATTGTAAAATCATTTTCAGGGTCATTACTTCTAACCTCAACACCTTCACTTCCAAATCGTGTTGACGGTCTTGAACTTGAGATAAATGATTTAATAATATCTCCTTTTGTACTTACTAATTGTGTTTTAAACTTTTTCATAACTTTTATTTTTATTTATTTATTTATACCGTCAATATACGAACCATTATAACGATATCCAAGCCTTATTTGATTTACTTTTTATATTTGTATGTTCCTTCATCTTGCATTATTTGAGTTATAGACTTTACTTTACCAAATACACATTTAAAATTACCTTTAGCATTAAGTTTTTCCTCCCAAAAACGTTCCCGTTCTAATAATTTATTACTATCACATTGTTCTAAATACTCGTAGGTAAAACGGGACTTATCATAACCACAATAGCTATGCAACTTATTTATTTTAGTTAAGTTAGTACCGGATTTTATCGTTGAAAGATGAATATTAACACGGGCTAATGGTTTTTTAGATGAACCAACATACACAATATCATCATCATATTTTATACAGTAAACTGAAGGCGGGAATTTAGATTGGTATTTGTCTTGTATGCCAACATATTGTTTAGTATGTTGTTCATACCAGTTATAAACAAATTGATTTGCTTTTTTCCTGTTATTCTTTACCCATTTCTTAGTAGCCTTTACATATAGTTCTTTATTTTCAGAATAATATTTTTTTTTATAGGCTATACCTTCAGGTGTTTTCCAAAATTCTTTTGTTTTTTTATAAAGACATTGTTTACACCATGATTGTTTACGACCATTTAAATGATTATAAAATAAATCTAATGATTTTTCTTGTTTACATTTTGAACATACTTTAATTTCCATAATATTTTGTTTATCATAACTATATATAAGATAAGAAAAATACATTAGGTAGCCAAATTTTCCTGAAAATAATTTATCTATATATTTATTCATGATAAAATCAATTATCATTAATTCGCAAAAACATTTAGATTATGACTAAAAATGAGTTAAAAGAGTTGGTCAAACAACATTTTAATCTTGTCGAAGTATCTGAAGAATTTGCTTCTGCCAAACTGGAAGATGGTACTAAAATCTCTAATGACAAAGATGGTAAGTTTGCCGAAGGTCAAAAACTGTTTGTAGAAACAGAAGAAGGAGAAAAAGTAGCAGCCCCAGAGGGAGAACATATTACCGAATCAGGTATTCAACTTATTGTTGATGCTGAGGGTACTTTAACGGGTGTTAAATACCCAGATGAAGAAGGTGATGGTTCTGCTGATTTAGCTGAAGAATCTGTTGTAGTAGAAGAGGAAATGTCTGCTAAAAAAACAGAAGATGAGGTTAAAAATAAAGTAGAAGAAAAATTCGAAGAAGCTAAGGACGAGGATATGATGGAAGAAGGCCCGAAATTAGAAGATATCATTGAAGTAATCGGTGAAGTCGTTGAAGCAAAAATGACTAAAGTAGATGAAAAAATGAAGGAAATCGAAAAAGAAGTAATGGGTATTAAAGAAAAAATGTCCTCATTCGCTTCTGAACCAGCTGAAGAGAAAACAATACCTGCTGTTAGCAGTAAATTTTCAACTGCTGATACATTCTCAAATAAAAGAGCTAAAACTCGTTATGAGAGCATGTTAAAAAACATGAATAACAAAAATTAATTATTAAAATTACACAACTATGGCTTTTGACGTAAACGCGCTAACTGACTTCAACAATGAAGTAGCCGGTAAAATTGTATTAGATACAGTTTATAAAGGTAACACAGCAGAGTACGTTTCTATTCAGGAAGGAATAAAATTTGAAGAACCCATTAACCTAATCTCAGTTTCTCCTTATGCACAAGGTGGAGATTCCGTTACTAACTTTACTGGTTCAATTTCTTTCACACAGAGAAACATCACTGTAAACAAACGTACGTTCCTAGATTCTATGAACCTACAATCATTAACTTCTAAGTACCTAGGTATCTCTGCATTACCTGCTGGTTCTTATGAAGAAACTTTTAAACTATTAGGAGATGTTACATCTGACCTAGTAGCTAAAGTACAACAAGACAACGATAACTTTATCTGGAATGCTATTTCAGGATCTGCTTATTCAGCTGGTCTTACTCCTATTTCTGATGGATTAAAACAAATCATTAATTCAGTAAACACTACAGGAGTAGTAGCTGCTACAGGTACTGGTGCAATTGCTATTTCTGCTTCAACTGCATATGATCAATTAACTGCAATGTTAGCTGATGCTGATGTAAATGTATTAGATGCTGATGATTTAACATTCTTTATGGGTACTTCTGTATTTCAAAGAGTAATTAGTGGATTAACAACTCAAAACTTGTTCCACTTTGATCCTACTACAGTAGCTAAAAGAGGTGGATTCTATGAAGTACCACTACCAGGATATCCTAACGTAAAAATCGTTGGTACTTATGGACTAAGAGGATCTGAAAGAGTAGTACTAGGGAAATCATCTGATGCTTTCGTAGGAACTGACTTAATTAGTGATACAAACAACTTCTCATTATGGTATGATATCAACACTGATACATTACGTTACAGATTGAGAAATAAATTAGGAATGCAGATCGCTCATCCAGAATATTGGGTAAGTAACGATCTAGCTTAATCTTTAACCCTTAAAAACCAGAAAATTATGGCATGTGATATTACAGCAGGATTTACGCTCGGATGTCGAGACAATTCCGGTGGAATCAAGAATATCTATATCTTAGGTTCTGGTTCCTCAGGTTCACCAGATGTTGATTCTGTAACAGGATATGAGAACGGATATATTACAAATATATCAGGTTCAGGTACTTTTTACAAATATGAATTAGCTAAACAAACAGGTGATTATACTGAAACGATCAACGCATCAACAGAAAATGGAACAGTATTCTACGAACAAGTAGTTAATGCTCCTTTTCACAAAATGCAATCATCAACTAGAAATCAAATTAAAGTATTGGCTCAAAATCCAGCTTTAAAGATTGTAGTAGAGACCAATAACGGTCAAGATGATGGTATTGGAACGTTGTTCTTAGTTGGACAACAAAACGGTGCTACACTATCCGGTGGAACGGGTCAAACAGGAACTGGGTTTGGAGATTTAAATGGATATTCACTAACGTTCACAGGGCAGGAACCACTTCCTGCAAGTGAAATTAGCGGATCTAACTTATCAGGTATCTTAACAGGAATTAACGTAAGTTAAATTAATTATTTGAAGAGAGGGTTGTCTTTATGGGCAGCCTCTCTTTTAATATTAAAAAATTAAATATGATTCAACTTCAATATTCAGCATCAGGAATTTCTAATAAGACTGTATACATAGGTACTAAGTATACTGGTAGTTTATTGCGATTACAATTAACATCTTCATTTAGTGGAGATATTTCTAATCTAACCCCAACTATCATTTCTAATAAAAGTAATGAGTATGGAGGATGGATAATGTATGAAGTAAATAATGCTACTATTCCTACCGATTCAGGACAATATTTTGTCAATATTTATGAAACGGATGGTAGTGGTGGAAATACTTGGATTGCTGCTACTTCTACATGGGATGATGAAATGGAAACTTGGAGTGGTTATACAGGTGACTTAGTTTTAGGTAACTTATTATCTCAGGATAGAGCATTAGTATCAGGATCAGATTACGATCCTATCTATAAACATCAATACCAAGAAGAATCTAATTTTACAGTATATAATGGCTAATAAAATCAAATTCGCAAACATACAAAGAGATACATACTCTAAAAAGTATGGAAGTGAAAAAAAAGACAATAAATTCATTAAATGGGGTGTCACTAATGACTATCCCAATTATTTAATCGAGTTATTTAATCACAGTTCAACACATGCTGCATGTGTAAATGCAATTGTAGAAGCTATTAAAGGAGAAGGATTAACTTCTGATAAAGAATTCGCATTAGATAGAGCTAACAAATATGAGTCATGGAATGATATATTTAATAAAGTAGCTTTAGATTATAAATTATTTGGTGGTTTTGCTTTAGAAATTATATGGTCAAAAGATAGATCTAGAATATCAGAAGTATACCATATTGACTTTTCATATATAAGAGCAAAAGAAAAAAACCACCGCAATATATGCCCAGGCTATTTTGTCTATGATGATTGGGCTAAGACACATAGGATGAACACTATGATGGATTTAGATGAAATACCATTTTTACCCACATACAATCCTAACACAAAAATAGATGAACCAAAACAAATATATGTTCATCAACCATATTCTCCAGGAAAACAATATTATCCCTTACCTGATTATGCTTCAGGTACTAAAGTAGTAGATTTAGATCAAGAGGTAGATAATTTCCATATAAACAACATCAAGAATGGTTTAACACCATCCTTATCTATCACAACATTTACTAATTCTACTGACGATGAAAGACAGGCTATAGAACAAATGTTGAGAGATCAATATTCAGGAACAAATAATGCAGGAAATCTAATGTATATAGACGTTGATGATCCCGCTAATGCTCCTGTAATCACACCAATTAATCAAAATGGTGGTGACACGTATTATACTACTGTTAATGATATGGTAGTTCAAAAGATATTAACAGCACATAGAATTACTTCTCCTGCTTTATTAGGTATTAAGGAGAACACAGGATTAGGTAACAATGCTGATGAATTAGAAACAGCATATAGATTATTCTTAAATACTGTAGTATTACCATTTCAACAATCAATTTTATCTTGTTTTGAAACAATTTTAGGGTACAATTATGAAGATATTACTTTAGGAGTAATACAGAAAAACCCACTTTATGAAGGAGAGTTGGATGGTCAGACTGAAGTAGTAACATCACAAGAAGCAGATGTAGAAGAAATTGCTGAAATAGAAAATAAAGTAGAAACAACAATAGGATAATTATGACGAATACCTTATTAATTTCATGGACAAAAGTAAAGCAATATTCAGGTATCAATGATAGCCTAGATGCTGATTTAATGAAAAATGCTATACGTGAGGCTCAAGATATAGAATTACAAAGAGTAATTGGTACTTTATTGTATCAAAAACTACTTGCTGAAGTTGAAGCTGACACACTTACCGGTGCTTACGAAACGTTAGTAAATGATTACATACAAGATATGTTATTATATGCTTCCTATTATAATATACTGGAAAATACATTTATACGCGCGAGAAATAATGGTTTATTAACACCACAAGGTGGAGAAAATTCAGCTAGTGTAGATAAAAATGTTTATGAAATGAAAAGACAAAGTGTTCGAAATAAATTTGAATACTATGCTGATAGATTATCTAAATACCTAGTTGAAACACAGGCTAGTTTTCCAGAATTATCAGAAAATACATTATTATATCAACAAGTAGCTGATTATGGTTCACAATATCGTGCACCTATTACTTTTTCATCTAATACAAGAGCTAGATTTTTAAACTTAGCTAGAAGAGCAGGTATACCAATTGTTGATTCAGCTTTCCCACAATACCCACCACTAAAACAATAATAAGATGGCGATACAAGACATTTCCAATTTAGCAATATCCTCATCATTCCAGAATATATTACAAATATCTGGAAGTGTAATAGGTACTGCTACAGGTACTCAAATTGATGATTTGAGCATTACAGCATCACATGCTACAACAGCTATTAGTGCTTCTCATGCTATAATTGCAGATAGTGCTTTAAGTGCAAACACATCTATTTCAGCTAGCCATGCAATACAAGCCGATAGTGCCTTAAGTGCTGATACAGTAATAAGTGCATCCCACGCAGTAAATGCAGATATAGCAATTTCATCATCATACGCATTAAGTTCTTCAAGAGCAGAAAATGCAGGCATAGTTGGTTTATTTAATGAATCAATTGCAGATGGATTAACATTCCAAGTTCTTAGAACGGATGGAGCTGGTAATCTTAACTTTAATTTTGCTGATAGAACACAGATAGAAGTAAGAGCAACAGAAGCAATTGCTAAAGGTGACCCTTTATATGTAACGGGATTTAATGTTGGAGAAAACAGAGTAACTGTTGAAAAAGCAGATGCAGGTGATTCTAACAAGATGCCAGTATTTGGTTTAGCTTATGAAGCAGTACCTATAAACACTAACACTCAAATGGTTTCTATTGGAACTTTAGATGATATAGATACACAAGTAACTCTTGATTTCCAAGTAGGAGATACTATATACGTTGCAGTAGGTGGAGGTTTAACTAATGTAAGACCTACAGGAACTAACTTAATACAGAATGTTGGTGTAGTAGGAAGAAGAAATCAAACCAACGGAGAAATACTTGTATCAGCAATTGGTAGATCAAATGATTTACCTAATATTGCAGAAGGAAACTTATGGGTTGGTAATTTAAATGGTGTACCACAAGCTGTAGCAACAAGTAGTTTATCAGTTGCTACTGCATCATTAGCTTTAGGCGTAGATACCAATGCTACTTTAAATGTCGCTTCAATCTCAGCATCCTCGGCGGTATTTACTAGTGCATCGATAGGATACCTAGAAAGTATAACAGGTTCAGCTAAAATAATTGGTGATGCCTTTATTGTAGTAAACAATAATACACCAACTGAAAGATATGCTGGTTTATCAGTTTACGATTCGGGATCATTAAATAATACATCTTCGTTTGCTTATGATGGTCAAACAGACGATTGGTTCTTTGAAAAAGACGTAACAGGATCAGCACACTTTGGTGTTGCATTATTTGGACCTGAGTATGCTACTAAAGGTGCGCCTGCATATCTTACAGAAAATAGAATACCTAAAGGAGTTGGAAATCATCACTTAGAAGATTCTAACATTACTGATGATGGTTCTAAAATTATATTAGGATCAAATGCAGAAATAACTGGTAGTTTAGCAGTAACAGGAACAATTACAGGTAATGTTACATTTGCTACTAGCGCATCACACGCTTTAATAGCAGATAATGCTGTTAGTTCAAGTCATGCTGTACAAGCAGATAGTGCTTTAACAGCAGCAACAGCAACATCAGCATCTTATGCTGTAAGTGCATCTCATGCTGATAATGTCCCAGATGGAATTATTACAAATAGTACAGATACCTATACTACACCAAAGGTAAATAATGTTATTACATTAACCGATGCAGAATATACTGCTATAGTAACACCTGATGCAAATACATTTTATATAGTAATTTAATATGGCAAATATATATCTAGGGGGTACTGATTTATCAAGTAGTACTTTAAAATTAGGAAGTTTAGATGTTAGTAAAGCTTATTTAGGTGGCACTGAAGTATATTCGACCGCCGCGGCAGGACCTACAACTACTAATTTAGTACAATACTTAGATGCTGGTTTAACTACTTCATATCCTGGAACAGGTACAGCTTGGACAGATATTGCACCAGGTGCTTCTAGAAGTTGGACATTAACTAATAGTCCTACATATACTTCAGGTAATGCAGGATTCTTTGGATTTAATGGGAATAACCAATATGGTGCAGGTCCTGCTGGTGATACAATTATTACGTTTTCAGCCCCAACACCAAAATTCTCTTGGGAGTTTATTGTTAAAACTGATACCACAGCAACCAACTCATATAAATGCTTACAATCATTCTGGAAAAATAGTGGAAATAGTGATCAGATTTGGTGGATTGGTAAATCTGGGAATGGAATATATAGTACTGGTTTACATAATGCATTAAGAAATGCTGCTACTAACCAATCCCAAACCTTAGATTATGCATCAGGGTTATTTACTGCTAATACTTGGGTATATTTTGTTATAAACTATGATTTTTCAACAGGTAATATTGAAGTATTTAAGAATGGAGCTACATCAGCAACATATTCAACTACAACATTTTTACCAAATCTAAGTAGTAATGGAGTTAACAGTGCAGAGCCAGATATAGGTAGACAATCATCAAATGATCCTAATACCTACTGGAATGGGGACATGGCTGTTATTCGAGTTTATGATCAGTACAATCTATCAGCTGCTGAGATTACCCAAAACTATGATTATTTCAAAAATGTTAGAGGTTACTCGATTTAGAAAATAGCGTGACTATTTAAATTTTTTTTCGTATTTTGGTACCACGTGAAAAAAATAATTAGTTATGATAAATGTTTATGATGTTAAGGCAGATAGGATGTTTGATAGTATTAATTTCCTAAGTAAGTATTACAAAATTCCAGCCTCAAAAATTAAAGCCTCAATCGATCAAGGTAAGGTATTAATAGGCAATAAGGAATATGAATTCCGAAGTTCTAAAATTAAACCTGATCCCAAACAAGATTTTATAAGGAATCACAAATTAAAGTTGATGATTCAGAATTTCTATATGTCACCATCTGGTACAGTATACCTATGGGCTAGTAAGAAAAAATCATGGATGAAATGGTCTGTATCAACTCGTGAGAATGGGAATCGATATTTCAAAGCAACCATAATATCAAAAGGTAGACGATATAGTAAATGGATTAGAGCCGATAAATACCAGGAATCATTATTTGGTAGATAGGTTGCCCCCCATAGTTTTTTTTCGTATTTTGGCACCACGTGAAAGGTTTTAAGAAAATGTTAAAAAGAATGCGTTTTTGATATCCCTTGTCATAGTTATGACAGAGATAAAAAAGGAATAAGAAAAAGGCAAGAATAACTAGGCAATACAGAGGGATGGTTGTATATTTGACCAACTTAGAATTTTACATACAGCACTGAGATAACTTTTGCAATTGGTTCCTTAGTGCTGTCACTGTTTTATAAATTATATGACAAAAGACGAAAAAGTAAAGGTTATTAATCAATGGTTAGTTGATAACTACAATCAACTACAAATAAATGTTCACAAGGTTTGTGGTCATTCTCCACTTGCAATTCAGAAATGGGGTGATGATATTATCCCTTATGTTTGGGAAACATTTAGAAAAATGGACCTAGATAAACAATATGAGATTATAACAAATGGTAATCCAGAAAATTATCTAACAAGAGGTATGGCACTAAGTATTAAATCCAGTACCTCAATGTTTTATCACCATTACAGAAAATTCTCTCGAAAATCAAATGAATTTAGTACTGAATATCATGATAAAGAATTACAATTAGATTGGGAACAAAAGGATAATAATAATACAGAATTAGAGAAGGCAATGAAATCCTTAGATTTTTATGACCAGTATATAGTTAGAGAATATTATTTTGAAAATAAAACTGTAAAAACTATGGCTGAAATTACAGGAATAGCAGCAAGTACATTATCTAAGGATATAAAAAAGGCATTAAAACGGTTAAAAATAATATTAGAAGGTAAAGTTGATTTTACATGAATGAGTTATATATAATATTTTGGGTTTCTAGTTTAATACTTAGTTCATTACTTACGGTTTTATTTATCAATAAGAAACAGATCGTAGCAAAGGCCACGATGATGTTTAGCGCACGTAAACAACAACGTGAAAAACGCTTTAAATTATTGGTTAAACAAATCGTTTTAGATTACTTAGAGGAACTTAAAAATGGGAAGGGAAATGATATCACTTGAAAAGATAACAAATTTTAAATTAAAAAAAGAACACAAAAAATACGTTTGGGATATTGATGAAGCCAAACGTAGAATTTTTAATGACATACCATTATATGAGGATGGGATAGTAGAAGACAAAACAAAACGTGGATGAAAAAAAATAAGATTTTTGTACAAATTGCAAGTTATAGAGACCCTCAGTTAATTCCAACATTAGAGGATTTATTTGATAAAGCTAAAAATCCAGAAAATTTAATAGTAGGTATTGCACACCAACATTCAAATGAAGATGAATGGGATAGTTTAGCTAGTTATGTAGATGATAAAAGAATAAAGGTTATAGATATAGACTATCAGGATTCTAAAGGTGCTTGTTGGGCTAGAAACCAAATACAACAATTATATGATGGTGAAGAATATACTTTACAATTAGATTCACATCATAGATTTGTAGATAATTGGGATGCTGAGGTAATTAAAATGTACAAAGATCTAAAAAATAAAGGTCATAAAAAACCATTACTAACAAGTTATATATCTTCATTTGACCCAGATAATGATCCAGCAGGTAGAGTTAAAGTACCATGGGCAATGCAATTTGATAGATTTACACCTGAAGGTGTAATATTCTTTTTACCTTATCATATGGAAGGTAATTTAGATGAACCATGGCCTGCTAGATTTTATTCAGCACACTTTGCATTTACTACAGGTAAATTTGCTGAGGAAGTACAACATGATCCTGAATTATATTTTCATGGTGAAGAAATTAGTATAGCAGTTAGAGCATACACACATGGTTATGATTTATTTCATCCTAATAAAATTATCGCATACCACGAATACACTAGAAAAGGTAGAACCAAACATTGGGACAATCATAAAGATTGGGGTGAGACAAATAAGGCATCTCATGAGCGAATGAGAAAATTATTAGGTGTAGATGGTGAATGTGCTCCATGTCAACGTAAAAAATTATTTGCACAATATGGTTTAGGTACTGAACGAACATTAGAAGATTATGAGCATTATGCCGGTGTTAGATTTAATGATAGAGCAGTAAAACAATCAACATTAGATAGAGAAACACCAGTAATAAACAAGGATGAAAAATTTAATCTAAAATTCAAACATGTTATAAATGTTCCCGTAGCAGAATTTAAAGAAAATGATTATACCTTTCTTGCTATAATATTAGAAGATAAAGATGGTAAAGTATTATATAGAAAAGATCATACCGATTTTCAATTACAATTAGGTAGAGCTAAAGAAAAAAATGAACATTGGTTTGATAAATGGGTAGAAGCTAATATTGAAAAACCATTTAAGTATATTTTATGGGCTTATAGTGAAAGTAAAACATGGGCTGAGAGAATAGAAGTTAATTTATGATACCAAAGAAAATATATCAAACATTTGAAACTCATGAATTGCCTCATGGTATGGCTAAAGCATGCCTATCATGGCAAACTAAAAATCCAGATTACGAGTATACATTTTTTGATAAACATGATAGAGTAAAATTTATAAAAGAACATTTCGGTCCTGAAGTTATAACAGCATATCATGCGTTAGTTCCAGGAGCATTCAAAGCTGATTTGTTCAGGTTGTGTGTACTTTATGTACAAGGAGGTGTTTATATAGACGCAGATACAATATGTGAGACGCCCTTAGATGATCTGATTGATTCCACAGACAATTTTATCATCACGAGGGATGACCCAATGGCTATGAAATGGTTGGGTAATGCATTTATTGCTGCGTCTATTAACCATCCATTCTTAAAAGAAGCAATTGATAGGATAGTTAAAAATTGTGAATCAAAACAAGAAATGTTTTATTTAGATTATACTGGTCCTGCATTAATGGGTAAATCTGTAAATAAAGTATTAGGCAATGATATAGAGGCAGATTTTGAATTAGGTCAACATGGAGATCTAAAAATAATGAAGCATGACTTTGCTAGAACAAAATACACATATGATGGTAAAGATATTTTACACGTAGAATACCCAGGTAAACTACAAGAGATGGAAGTCATAGGCAATAAAAAATTCTGGGATTACGTTCAAGCAAAAACAATATTCAATCATATACCACGTAAAATAATTTACACAACTAAAGATGTATTAGATGTAAATCAATACATGATTGATAGTTTTGAAAAACATAATCCTGATTGGGATTTAATTTATTTTGATGACAATGCTGTTCATAAATGGTTTAAATCAAGCATATATTATGATGCTTATAAATCATTAGCATCTAAAGGCGAACGTACTGATTTCTTTAGATATTGTTATCTGTGGGAAAATGGAGGTGTATACGTAGATGCTGATACATTTTGTCATAGACCAATAGATAATTGGTTAGAAGGTCAAACATTTATAGCAGGATTAGAGGCATGTTTAGATAAAGATAATAAATTCTTTAAAAATATAGGAGTAAACACTAATGATAAAATGGTTAGTGTAGCAAATTGGTTTATAGCAGCGGCTCCAAAACAAGAACCACTAAATAAAATTATAGATGATATAATTAATAATCCAGTAGGTGGAGTACTACAAAATACAGGGCCGGGTAGATTTACAAAACACGTTACAGCTCATTTTGGCACACACCACGATTATACTACGGATATACAAGTTGATAGTCACCAATTATTATCAATAAACAGAGTTGGTAGTAACCAAAGCCATAGTGGTGCTATTAGACATGATGTATTGAACGGTAAAGACACAGATTCTTCGATATACATTAGTCATTTATTTGAAGGTAGTTGGCGAGATGAAACACCAAGAGAAAATCTAAAACAACATAGGGTAAATTTTTGTTCTCACAATCTATCATTATGGAAAACAAATGATGGATATAAAGGCATATCTAGATTAGATAAAGATACATCTCGTACATTATTCATGGAGCAATTAGGTGATTGTAGATCACTATATGAATTTGATTTTACAGATGATTTAGTAATGGTTGACTATAAAGAAAAACCAATACAATATAAAGAATTAAGTAAATGGGAAGACTTTAGAACAGTAGTATATAAAGACAAACCCTATCATTTTGCTTCATTCATTGATAAAGATTGGAATACAACAACGGCTATACTAGATGAGGAGTATAAGGTAGTTAAACAATTGAGATTTGACGAACCTAATAGAATGGAATTCATAGCCGGTAAGGAGGTAGAATGGTATAAAAATCTATTACCGTTCGTACACAATGATGAATTACACTTTATATATAATACCAGCCCCAACTATAAGGTATACAAACACATCGGTGATTGGGAATTTGAGAAAATAATAGATGTAGAAAATCCATTTAATAATAAGTTCCCACAAAATGAATTATATTTTACTGCTGCTAGTAAAGTAGGTGGATCAACGGCTCCAATATGGTTTGAGGATGAAGGCGTATATATGTATATGGTTCATACTAAATTGTATGAGCAAAGGAGTTATAATCACTATGCTATAAAATTAGATAAGGATCTGAACATTATAGACGTGGCATATAAACCATTTATTTCTAAGAAAATACCATACGCGTTGTTCTTTATTACATCAATGTTAGATAACGGTAATTACGTGTTATTAAGCGGTGGATTGGAGGACAATACAAATTGGACTTGGAATATACCTAAATCATTGTTATTCAAAACATTTAATTAATTAATACTTATCGTAAAATATAGACATTAAATGAGAGAAACAGATGCAGAAATGATAGACGATCTAAACCAATGTGTTGAATACATTTTACAACACAAAGCAGGTTGGACACAATTTACACAATGGTATACTGAACGTAAAGGTATTGGACATACTAAGGCTAATCGTATGTGGAAAAAAGCAATGGCTAAAGTAGGTGAATTAATAGATGATACTATTAAAGGTCATGTTGATAAAGCTATGGTTGAATTAGAAAATCTAAAGGCTAGAGCAATACAAGAAAATGATAGACGTACTGAATTAGATGCTATTAAATACCAGGCTAAAATATCAGGTGCTGAAATTGAACGTTCACAAGTAGATGTTAAAGTAGAAAATGTTAATTTACAATGGGGGGAATAAAATTAGATGATGCACAAGAATATTTCTATGGTACATTGATTGATGCAATGGAAGAAATATTAGATGGACTAGTTGAAGATGAGTTATATGAAAAGGCTTGTATAGTAAGAGATGAAATAATTGAATTAAAGAAAAAACGTCAATTAGAAAGAAATGCAGCATACACAGGTAGAAAAATTAATGTTTAATGCAGGTAACTTTATTTACCCCACATCAGGGTCAAAAGCCAATAATAAATGGATTTGCGGATAGTGATCACAAATTTGGTGTTGTTGTAACAGGCAGACAATTTGGTAAATCATTATTAGGACAAAACTTGTTAATATATTGGTTATTACAAAATTCAAACCAAAAAGGTGCATGGATATCTCCTATATATAATCAAGCTAAAAAAGTATTCCAAGAATTAGCTGATGCATCCAATAAAATAATAGAATCTAAGAATAAAGCTGATTTAACAATCAAGTTTATGAATGGTTCTACAATACAATTTCTATCAGCTGAACGACCTGATTCAATTAGAGGATTTTCATTCAATTATATTATAGTAGATGAGGCAGCATTCGTAAAAGAAAATGCAATGACCGAGGCTATATTTCCTACGTTAACTGCCATTGGAAAAAAATGTTTGATGATTAGTACGCCTAAGGGTCGTAACTGGTTTTATAACGTGTATTTACGTGGAATAAGCGAGGATAATGACCAATATATTTCATTTCAAGGTACATCATTTGATAGCCCATATATTGATGATAAATTCTTAAAAGAACAAGAACGTAGCTTACCTCGGGAGATCTATAGACAAGAATATTTCGCAGAATTTTCGGATGCATCAAGTGATGTATTTAGAGGTTTAGAAAACGTTTGTATACTTAGTAGCTATGAAACCACCAATAAAACAGAAAAATGTTATGTTGGTATTGATACAGGACTTTCTCATGATTATTCAACAATATCAATCCAAACTGAGTCAGGAAGAATTCTCTATATGGAAAAACGAAATGGAGAAAACATTACCTCCATTGCAGAGAAATTTATTCAAATCATTAACAGATTTAATGTAGTAGGAGGGTATATTGAAACAAACGGTATAGGTAAGGCAATGTATGATTTAATAAAACCTAAACATCGTAAAATACAAGGATTTACAACAACACAGGATTCTAAAACTACTATAGTTAGGTCTTTAATTGAGGATATTGAACAAATGGAAGTTGAATTACCTAATAGAGAACTTAATCCTGACTTATTCCAAGAACTATCGATTTATACCTACAAATTAGGTAATACTGGTAAACTAAGTTTCACTCACCCGAATGGAGCCCACGATGATCTTGTTGATTGTTTAATGTTATCAAACCATGCTAGACATCAAATTAAAGCAGGTAGTAACATTTATGTAGGTAAAGGTACTAAAAATTTTGATCTCAACGTAGCATTTGGAAGTTACAATGGTTAACAAATAGAAATAAACATAATCAAATATTTATCGATAATGAAGATAGCTGTAAAAATACCGGATTTTATTACAATAGAGCAATATCAACAGATAACGTCTCTAGAACACTTAACTGAATTAGAAAAAACAATTACAATTATTTCTATTTTATGTAATATAAGTGTTGATGAAATCAAAGGATGGGATACAAGCATAATACCTGCTATATACAAAGATTTAGCTAAGGTAATAGACATTAAAGAAGAATTTCATCCTATATTCAAATACGAAGATATAGAATATGGGTTTGCAAATATTAATGCTATGTCATTAGGTGAATTTACTGATTTAGAACGTTTATGTCAGGACCCAATAGAAAATCTACATGAAATAAGTGCTATATTATACCGTCCAATTAAGAAACATATATTCGATAATTTCTTTTGGAAGAAAGCACATAAAGTATTACTACATAAAAGAAAAGTAGATAATATCTTTAAACATTATAAATTAAAACAGTACGATTCAGAAAATAGATTTGAGGCTGCTGATCACATGAAAAAATTACCTGTAGAATATGCATTGGGTGCCATGGGTTTTTTTTTAGGCAGCGCAAGCGCGTACTTGACGAGTACTCTGCCCTCTTCAACCAACGACGAGACGATGATGAAGACGAATCTAATGATAGAGAATCTAAGTCATTTAGTGAACATTGGGGATGGTTTGCGACAATTTATAAACTCTCCAACACAGGTATTCTCAATATCACAGGGCAAAAAAGTATCATTGATTTAAACTTTACATTTGTATTAAATTATATGTCAATTGATAGTGATTGGATTAAAGAAGAACAAAAAGCATTAAAAGAACAAACACAACGTAGAAAAATTATCTAAATTATGTTACTATATATTATATCAGCCTTAATAATAATCGGAATAGCAGTATATGTTATTATGTTATATAAAGGCAAAATCAAAGATGAAGATAAGGATTTCATTCCTGATGCAGTAGAAGATGCAGTAGAGGAATTTGCTGACGAGATAGAAGATAAAATTATACGATACAAAAACATTGCTAAAAACATAACTCGTAAAAAACCAGGGCGTAAATTCAAAAAATAAAAATTATGATGGATTATAATGTAGTTGTTAAAGAAGCACATAAGCAAGGATTAAATAATAATCAAATTGCTGCTCGTTATTCTATTACAGCAATAGAAGTATCAGAAATATTAGCGGGTAATACCCCCATTAAAGCAGCAGGAAAAAAAAAAGAGGCTGCGGCTGTGGAAATAAATAAATAATACCATGTTCATAACCTATAAAAGCATTGTTAATCAATTCGAACAAGCAACTGATGCACATTTATATGTAGCATCTTTCGCTCATGGTAGTTTAGATTATCTAGATGCATCATCTCAGAATATAGCATACCCGTATGTGTTTTTAAGACCTATGTCTTCACCTGGTTATGATCAAGAAACAAGATTAAGACAATTATCATTTGAACTATATTGTTTAGATGTACCTAAATTATCTACAGAATCTCCAATTGATGTAATGTCAAGAATGGAGACTTTAATATATGATGTAGGAAGTTGGTTTACATGGGGACCACCTACAGATAATCAATCATTAGGTTATGATATTGAAATTACCAATATTATACCAACGTTAGAGGCATTTAATGATAGAGCATATGGTTGGGTAGGAAACATTAATATACAAACAGTAGGTACGTATAATTACTGTGATTATCCACGTATAACACCATCTCCTACACCTACAGGAACACCAACTGCTACTCCAACAGCAACACCTACACCAACAGCTACAGGAACTCCTACACCAACTCCAACAGCTACTCCAACAGCAACACCAACTCCTACGGCTACGCCTCCAGGATTTACAAATACTCCTACACCAACGGCTACTCCTACGGCAACACCTACGGCTACACCAACAGGTACTCCTACAGCAACACCTACGGCAACACCTACACCAACAGCATTATTAACTTATTATGATGTTAGATTGTGTAATGCACCATTACAAACAAATATTGTAAGAAATTATGGTGATTTATTAGCTACTGGTAGTTCAGTTAGTATAAATGGTATATTAGGTGATTGTTGGGAAATTATGAGTATATCAACAGGTTCATCTGCTAATGATATAGATTTTGTTTATAATAATTGTATAGATTGTTTAGCACAAAATACACCAACACCTACTGCTACACCAGTACCAACAGCTACACCAACAGCAACAGCCGTAACACCTACTCCAACAGCTACATTTGATGGATTTAATCACATTTATGAAATTGCAATAAATGAAAGTTCAACTGGTTGGACTGGATCACCTCCAGCATGTGGTGATTTTACTATTGATAGAGGAACAAATAAAACAGTTTATATTTTAGCTACATCAACTGATTATTCAATTGGTGATGATCCAATTTATGTACTTGAATCAACTGAAGGTAACATATTAGCAAATAAAACAATTTATAGTGATTCAGGATTAAATCATGTTTATTCTTCTTCTATTATGGGAGTTGATCATGGTACTAATTGGGATTATTTAGGTTCAAGTACTTATGCTAGTGGTTCTGGTACTGTAAGATTTGAAACAACAAATGGACAAATAAGTGGACCACAGGAAATTATTGCAATTACGATTTGTAATAAAGATGTAACACCAACACCTACACCTACTCCAACAGGTACTCCTACACCAACACCAACTGTAACGCCTCCTGGATTTACGGAAACACCAACTCCAACTCCTACTGCACCAACGGCTACACCAACGGCTACACCTGCAACTCCAACACCTACAGCAACAGGTACACCAACACCTACTCCAACAGCTACACCAACAGCATCAATTTTTGAAATGATTTTAGCTACTGGAGAAAGTTATGCAAATGGTGGTTCATGTGAATTTTATAATAGTCAACTTCCATTTGCATCTGCTTCATATGATACTACAGTCTATATTCAGGCTAACACAAATAATCCAGTATCACAAAGTTTTGTTGAACATCCAGATGTAATTAATACTCAAGACTTTTATGTTGATCCATCATTAACAACAAAATTAGTATTACCGGTAACATATAATGTTAGCACTATTTATTTTGCTTATGAAGATGGTACGGTTTATCAAGGAGTAGTAGAAATAGGAAGTGATGGAGTAAGTGTTGAAGCAAGAGACGTAAGTGATTCACCTAGATTTTGTGTAGGCCCAGAATAATATGAAAAATGAAAATACAATATCGGCATTAGGTGAATACGGAGATAGAGTCCGTGAGCAAATGGTTGCTAATCTAAAACGTAATAAATCATATATTAACGGAGATTTAGCTAAATCAATTACTAATGAAACATTTGAAAATGAATTAATTGAAAATATTTCAGTTAATGAATGGTATGGTATTGTAATAGAAGAGGGTATAGGTAGAGGCCCAGGTAAAATGCCACCTATAGCACCAATTAAAAATTGGATAAAACGTAGAGCATTAACACCTAAAGCAGGGGCTACAGTAGATTCATTTGCATGGGCAATAGCATATAATATAGGTAAACGAGGAACAAATCCTAAAGCAAAACCCTTTGCTGCACCTGCAATTAAAAAAGTACAGGAAGAATTTGGTAATGAAGCATTACAACAAGCAATGGGACAAGATATAGATCAATCAATTCAAGTAGCATTTAAATCATGATAACAATAAATCAACAACCTACATTCCCTAATGGTACACAATCAGATATGATATATGTCATATCTGGTTCTTTTGTTGATGCACCACAACATAGATACCTTTGTAGAATATCAAGTGGTAGTCAGGTGTTATCTACAATAAAACAAGTTGCTAATGCATCAGGTATTGGTGTATTTGAAGTGTCTAGACTGTTAGATGACCACATGGGATTTGATACACCATGGCTTGTGTCAGGTTCATCACCTGCCGAATCATCTACTAATAAAAACATAAATGAATTTGAAATAGCATTTGCTGAAGAATATGGTACATCATTATCTTCTAGTTTAGCTACAACAGGTTATTTCTCAGGTTCAAATGAAGCTGATAATCAAGTAATACCAGCTGTAGTAGAAAGAGATTCAGGTAATTTTAACTGGCCATCATCATCATATTATGCATTAACAAATTGTCCTAATACGGATACAGACGTTAATTCAACAACAATATTGAATGCCTTAGAGGTATACAGAGATGATTATTTAACATTATCTAGTTTAAATGATGGAACACCTGGTAATGTAGAAGAAGTATACATTAACGTTTATAATTCAGATTATACTAATGTTCATTCTGAAGTATTTAATCCAGGATTTAGTGGTACTACTTTAGATACAAAATTAATTCACATTGGTGCAGGACCTAAAAATATAGAAGACGTAGGTGATTTAGGCATTTATTTCGATAATCCAATTCAATATCCTTACTATGGTATCTATCTTAGATACTTTACTGGTGCTGGATATGAAAATAGTCCTGAACATTTATTTAAATTAGGATGTGAATACCATAAAGGTGCTAATTTTGCTTTTGTTAATAAATTAGGTGTTTACGATTATTATAGAGCAACACTGACAACTACTGAAAGAGAATCATTTAGTAGAGAAACATACAGAGCACCATATGTAGATTATTCAACAACTACTTCTACAATAGCATATGATTATGCTAAACGAGGAGAAACTCAATACTTAAATCAATTTGGAAACAACTATTCAGCAGAAACTAATTGGTTAACTACTAATCAAGCAACTTGGCTATTCGAATTATTTGAATCACCATCTGTGTTTGTACAAGTAGATTCTCATTTCGAGCCTATTATTATTACTAATGCAGAGGAACAATATAGAACAAATGTTGCTGGTCAACGAATGTTCAAATTTACAATTCAATATAGAAAAGCAAATGCTAAACACTCTAGGTACTAATGGGCGATCTTATATTACGAGTTTATTACAATAATGAATGGTACGATCTTGACATTGATAGTAACATACCATTAAGACTTGATGTATCTGCCGTTGAAAATACTTCAATCGGCGAGATATATGGGGTTGGTTCTCAAACGTTTAATCTACCGGGAACTAGACGTAATAACGCATTTTTTAAGGGTGCTTATAGAGTAGGAGCTGATCAAATACCTGGTTTATATAATACAATTGATGCTGAAGTACTTTATAATGGTGAAAGATTATTAGGTGGAGAATTTCAATTAGAAGAAACAGTTACTGATGGTTTAGGTTACATAGGATATAATGTAACAGTTGCTGATGATACAGTTAATTTTAAAAACACTGTTGAAGGAACAAATATGAATGACATTGATTGGTCAGCATATAATACAACATTAAATTCTTCTTCAATATCTGCTTCATGGCAAGGTGAATTGTTAAATGGGGATGTATTTTACCCATTATGTGATTTTGGAACAGATACTCCTGATGATTATCCTTCTATACCTAGAATACAATTAAATCGAAATCTATTTGATCCTGGTATTGCAAATCCTTCTACACCAATGAAGGAAAGACAATTTTTACCTGCATTAAGTGCTAGAGCAGTAGTAGATACAATTGTTGATTATGCAGGATACAAATACGAATCTAGTTTAATTTCAGGTTCTATATTTGATGATTTATTTATTCTACCTAAAGGACAAGATGGTTTAGGGCCTGTATTATCAGGATCATCTATACCAACATTTTCATCAATACAATCATTTATCCAACCATCACCTGAGGCTACAACTGTTAAAATACAATTTGATCAAGTATTATCTAATAATGGTGGTGCTTATAATCCTTCACAATACGAATATACAACACAAGTAGCAGGAGAATATGAATTTTCAGCTCAAATACAGATATTTACTCTATTTGTACCAGCTTCTGTTCAAACATACACCTTATCAATTTATAAAAATGGTTCTCAATCATTAGCAAATACATCTGTGGCATTAACACCTGGTTCAAGTTATACTACTCTAAATGTATCATTTAATGGAACACTTAATGCTAATGAGACTATAGCAGTATTTGGAAGATATGATGAGAATGGTACGGGTCCTAATGCTGCTCAGATAACTAATTTTAACAATTCATTTAGATGTGTTTCAGCTCCTAAATCATTTGCAAATGCCCCAATTGATATGGCATTACAATGGGATAGTAAATTAAAGGCTTATGATATTCTAAAAGGATTATTAACTAAGTTTAATGCCGTAATGGTACCCCATCCTACTGAAAGTAAAAAATTAATAATTGAAAACTTTGAAGAATGGATGAACCAAGGTCGTAACATTGATTGGACATCAAGATACGATACTGCTCAAAGAATATCAATTAAACATCCTGTTAATGAACAACCTAAAACATTATTAATTAAGGATAAAGATGATAATGATAGGTTTAGTAAAATAGCTAAAGATAATGCACCTAACTTTCAATATGGTACTCAAGAAGTTATTGCTGATTCTAATATACCTGTAGGAAGTAAAAAAATAGAAACTGTATTTGGACCAACTGTATTAGGACCAATGATTGAATCTGGATCATTAGATTCAGATAATAACCCAACATTTAATTTATCTACAGGATCAGCAGTAGTACCTCATTTATATAAATTTGAAAATACAGCACAAACATCATTTCAATTTAAACCTAGATTAGGTTATAAAGTTGATGTTGAAGTACCTTCCTATGTTCCTTTAGGTAAAATATATTATGGATTTGAAGACAGTGCATTTTATTCTACTATATCAAATCTACAATCATTAACACCAGGTGCTAATACTATAGATTTAAATTTTTCCAATGATTATTTTAATTTAATTTCAATGTACTATGATCCTACTATTCAAGGTAAGGATGCATTTGATTCATTTTGGAAAAATTATATAAATACATTGTATTGGGATGAAAATAGAAAAGTTACTTTAGACTTAGAATTTTCACCGACGGAATACAAAAACATAAGATTAAACGATAGAATATTTATTCATGGCGAGCAATATAGGATAAACAAAATTAGTGGGTTTAATTTAACCCAAGATGATGTTGTTGAAGTTGAGCTATTAAAACAAAGACCAGTATATGGAGAAGGTATTTACATTACACCTACACCAACTGCAACACCAGCACCAACACCAACACCCACAGTAACACCTGCAAATTGTGATTTTGAATTAAACATTTTCAATCAAACAGGATGTGAATTTGAATTGAACATAAGCTAAAAAAAAAATAACTAATGGCTACATTTACATTACAAGGTACATTTGGAGGCTCATACGCGGGGACAGAAACTGTCACCCTATCTGCTTCTACAGGAACTATTTCTCCTGGGTCTACTACTGTATCTGCTTTACAAACAGGAGTTAGCGTTACAGCTAACGTTGGAGCAACTATTACAGCTACAATAACTGCAGGTACTTGTAATGGTAGTTCAGCAAATATTGTTGTTAACTTAGTAACACCAACACCAACAGCAACACCACCAGGATTTACAGAAACTCCTACACCTCCACCTCCACCTCCACCTCCCGCCCCGGAGATGCTCCCCAACGGTGTTTACACTTTAAGGGGTGGACGAGG